ATGCGATCGGCCACATGAGGCGGTGTCAGGAATTGCCCGAGTCGCTTCTGGTTGGTCGATTCGGGGGTTGCAAAAGCACGAGCGCGAAGATCGTCTGGAATGGCGAGCAGCGACTGCTCCACCTCGACGACTCCCGTTTCGGCAATAGCTTGTACAACCACACTCATCTATATACCACGATAGTCGAGGTCCCCACCCCGGCGCAATGCCGATTCTTGCCGTGTCAATATCATGCCACACAGGAATCCCAAAACCGCGCCGATCACTTTATTAGCGAAGCCAGTGAAGGGAAATACTACTTGGTCACGCTCGCCTTGATCTTCCGTTGATCAAGATGGAGGTGGCGGTGGGGATGGAGATGCGCGGATCCAGAAACCCAGTTGTCAATTGCCTGTTCCCAGTTCCCAGTTCCCAGTCTCCCCACCCACGACTTCGATTCCTTCGTTTCCTTCTGTTAAAATTCTTCGGATTCGAAAGCGACGGCGACGGCGACAGCGATTAGGAATTCGAATTCTTTATCCCGCATCCCGCATCCCGTATCCCGTATCCCGCATCCCGTATGGTAACCGCGCATAAATCATGATAAGGGTCAGAGCGAAGGAATGATAAGTGTTGGGAAATCCCACGAGAGAGTAACCCATACCCCGTCGAGGCGGCGAGTGATGTCCCGAAAGCGCGGCACATAATGGTAGTTGATGATCTCCTTATGATCAGTCCATGTGCTTGTACCGATTTGGCCTGAAAAGTTCGTCCAATGGCCAGATCCAGAACCGTCACAGGTAAAAGGAACCACCACCGTCGTGTACCAGTCGGCATCTGGGCGAATCCCATCGTTTACGTCTATTTGAAAAGTCATGAATCCTGACGACGCATCGGATGCGCCGGCCGCGAGATAATGCGGTGCAAAAAGGGCCTCGACCGGATGAGGCGCTAGCGCGTAAGCAGGGCGATTGGTAATCGCGATTTCGATGCAGAAAGAGCCACCATCAACCTCGTGTGTTGCCAATTGCGCGCCGCCAAGCGACAACTCGGAATTTGTAGATTGAAAGTTGGTCACGTGAACGTATACCTCGCCACGGCACGACACCTCTTTTGATACACCAAGATTCAGCTCAAAGGGGTCGGGCCATCGGATAATAGGTATACCTGGATCGCGGCCTTTCCGATGATAAGAAAACCAAGTGCTCACCGACCACGGGTCGTACGGGAACTCGTTTTCAAAGCCAGAAGTGAACCGAGTCTCCGAGCCGCTTTTGCTGATTCCACTATATGCATCGGTGTAGTACGTCCACTCCAGGTCATCAAATGAGAATCCAACCGGGTTATTTACCATGATTTCAAGTGGGGTTTCGCCTGTCTCTGCAAGGGTGAAGCTAAAGCCGACAAAAGCTCTGTTTGAACATGAGTCAAAGGGTGCCTGTTCGGATCCAGATGTTATCTCGCACGAAAAAGACACATCGTCTTCGTTTCGGCCTCCAATGGTGTTGTAGTTTCTGGCTCCGAGCGTTCTTGCGTTGATATAGCCGGTGTTCCACTCCGGCATCGCCCGGTAAGGGATCGCTTCGGCTGTATTAGTACGCCAGAAGTGCAGGTAATCGAAGTGGACAGCGCTAGTTGTCAGATTCGTCAGCACCGCCCATCGCTCTCGCCACATCAGGGTATCCGCAAAGGGGTTGATCTCGCGGACATCGGTGGGCTGGCCATAACCTTGAAGACCAGGTGCGACGTGGCGCTTGAAGCGGTAGTAGGTGCCCGTCATTGCGACAATGACGCGGCTGCCTTCTGCGGGGACCGGGTTGGTCCAGCCTGGAGGCGGGATTGAGCCATAACGGAATATCTGCCTCATTTGCCAGTTCGTGGCCGCAATGCTCGTGACCCTGGCAAAAGGCAGGGTCGGCGTGTTGCTGCTGACCATGACCTGCGAGACGTAGCCGACGCCACTGGATGCCACGGAGAATACAGGGCCAGATATGACTAGGCTGACCACGTCTATCAGGCCGGTTGAAACTGGCTGAAGAACCGCCTGTACCTGAATGTTGGTGCGATCAATCCCGTAGCGAGCGATCTCTGCTCGATCCGACTCCGAGTAAACATACGGGTCAATCATCCACCCCAGGTCCACGGCTGTCTCGGTCCACTGGTTGGTCACGCCATTCTCGTCGACCCACGTGTTTGTCGAAGTCGCCTCATTCGTAGTGAGCAGCGACATAGAGGCCAGTTGCGCCGCGTAGTTGGTCACGACCGGCGCCAGGGCGAAAAGGTACTCCCAGTGACCATTGATTCGCGAGCCGGCTGGAATCAGATTGGTCACCGTATACGAGTTCCAGGCCCCGACCGTCCAACCAGGCACCAACTCGGCCGTGGCGACGGCCGAGGTCCAGATCACGGCGTGGTAGTAGCTGGTGATCCCGGCGTAGCGGAATGCATTGGACAGTGTCATAAATGGTAGCGTCATCGGGTACTCGTTGGTTGCGACCCACTGGTATTGGCCGCCGCCGTCCACGCATCCGGACACACACGTCCACGTCCAGCCTGGTCTAGCAGTGGCGAAGTAGGTAGCGAATCCGCCGGCCGCCTCGATCTGTGCCATGTCCACGTAATATGGGATCAGGGAGCGGATTTTCTGGTCCAGTTCGTAGACGTTTCGGGCCGTCATGGCGACATTGGTGACCGTTAGCGGCGCGGGTATATCCACCAGCTCCAACCACTGGTTGGTTTCCAGCCAGGCGTCGATCGCGAGGTCGTCGAGCCGCCCGACCATATTGGTGAAAATCACGGGGATCGATGCCAGGACATGGTTGGTAACCCTAATTTCCTCGCCGCCGGCGTTGGTGATCACGACCCGGTTGGTGATCCCGAGATAGGAACCGACCGGCCATGTCGCGGTGTGATTGGTTGGCCAAACCATGTACACACCGGAATAGTCCGTGAAGGGAGGCACGCCGTTGGTCCCATACCACGTTGGTTCGCAGCGCAGATTGACGCCATGAATCAAATTGGACCAGTGTACGTAGGTAGCCCGATCCTCGTGGTGCCGGGCGGTTTTGACCGTCCAGCCAAACGCCACGCCAGACCAGAGAATCATTATCAAGACAGCCCGGATCACGGCGAAATAACCCCCACGTGCAGCACCTCGTCGAGCACGACATCGCCAATCGAGTCCAGATACACCGCGTAGAGAGGCACACGAATCGTATCGGCCGTATCGCCGCTATATGTCGATTCCACGATGGAGTTGGGCAATATCCGCGCATCTCGGCCGCGCACCTCCGCCACGATCAAGTGCCGGCTGGTGGATGACCCACCGACCGCGATGTAATTCTCGGCAGCCCCCACACGGAGGTACGTCCCAAATCCTCGAAAAGCGCCCTGGCGAATGATGGCGCGCTGGCCATCCGTGCCAATCCAGCCGAAGGCGAAGAGCGAAAGGTCCATGCCAGCGGCCGTGCCGAACCCACCCGAGATGTCCAGCCCGCCCAGGCCGTTCGGGACCACCTGGCAACCATCGACCCCGTACAGGTGGTTGATCACCCGGGCCATCTTCTTCACCTCGCGCGCCATGTCGTGCAGGAAGGCCGGAACTTTGAAGTCCTCTCGAATCAGATGATGGCTCATCGCGACCTCGCCGCGTGGTTCCCGCGGTGCCCCCGCGAATGTCTCGCGGCGGTCACAGATTACCTCCGCCTTCGCCAGGATCGTTTCCGCCTCCGGGCGTGCTTTCGCCTCCAGTCGACACTCGGTAGCCTCCGAACAGATTCGGATTCATGTTCTCCCACGGCCCCTGGTAGACCCATACTTGCCGCTGTTCAAAGGCCCCGGTGATCGGATTGGTGATTGTTGGCTTGTCGTGAACGCAAATGAACCGCTTGCCGGTTCCGATGCGGCCGATTGATGACATCGACAGCCTCGTCTCTGGTCCGGTGTGCAGATCCATGAATGTCTTCTTTATCTCGCCGTTTTGAGGGTTGATTTTCTCGATGCCGATCCCCGTGCGCTTCCGGACGAGTGTCCAGATGGGCGCGCGCTGGACGATTAGAATTTCCTCGTCGATCTTGATCGGCTGCCCGGCATCGTCGAGGATCTCCACGCCATCGGAATCCTTGGCATTTATCTTGCGACCGGTGGCGAACGTCTTGACCTGCGTGCGATCGACACAGTCGACGGTTTCGAGAATCCAGGGGTTTTCTTTTCTGGCCGTAAGCCCGTCACTCATACGCTTTCCGCCTTGGTGTTGTTCGCAATCGTTTTCAGCAGGTCAACCTGCTGGGCGGCCCGATCCTCAAGGACCTGCTTGCCCCAATCCGTATTTCCGGTTCCGCCGGCATACATCGCATCGAATATCTGCGACGTGTCGATCGAGAACGACGAGCCTTTGCGCCAGTCGGACATTCCGGATCTCGCGCGTTCCAACTGTTCCTCTCTCAACGCCCGCGCTTCATCGGCTTGACCTTTCGAATCCAGCTTCTCTCGATCAACGCGGCCTTGAATCGCATCGCGCATCCGCAGATAATCCACGCGATCCTCGCGCTGCTGCGGGGTCAGCTCCTTGCCCGCCATGTTTTTCAACAGGAGATCGAGATAGGCCAGTTGTCTGGCCGGATCGGCCTGGTCAAAACGATAGCGACCTTCCACCTCCGCAGCTCTTCGGCCAGCTTCTGTATTTTGCCCAGCATCGCCACCTGCGGCAGCCTGGGCATTGATCCCGGCCAGAACATTAACTTTCCCCGTCTGTACACGCAACAGGGCGGCATCTCTTTCGGCAGCCAGCGCTTCTTCTTCCGCTACCTTCGCATGGTAGCGACCGCTTCGCTCGCTGGCCCGCGCAGGTGCTTCTGCATCAAAGTCAGACAGTACCTTTCTTTGGGTATCCACATGCTTTAGTTGTTCATTCAGCGATTCAAATTTGTCGTCGGAGATCCTGCCCGAGTACTTCCTCAATGCTTTCTGCGGATCGGCCTGAAACTCGGCGGCGATTTCTTTTTCGCGAGACATTTTTGCGCGCCACTGATCCTTCATTGGAACATCGGAAAAATCCTCGGCCGAGACAATTGTCGCAAGCATGTTCTTGACCGTGTCGTTGACGACTGCCTGAGCCGACTGAACATTTCCCGCCAACATGGCGCGTTCTGCGTCTTCCTGTTGCCATTCATCGCGAATGGATGACCGCTCCTCAACACTGCGGCTCTTCTTTAAATTGTATTGAGACTCGACGTTTGCCGCCTGTTGGTCTGCCCGCTTGACCGCATATTCGCGCTGTATTCTAAGCCTTTCTTCGTCCGACGTAGCTCCGGCGAGTTTGTTTGCTTCCTCAAGATCGAGTTCACCCATCCGCAAGTCACCCCGAGCACGATTCAATGCGATCTGTGCGTCGGCCACTTTTTGGATGGCTCCATGAGCCGCTTCGGCCGCCTCTTTGATCCTGTTAAAGTCTGCGGCCACATTTTTGATCGCTTGCTTGTGGCGATCCAAATCGCTGATGGCCAGGCCAAGGCGATTGATTTTTTGCGTAAAGCTCTCGATGGGCTTCGAGTCTCGGAAGTAGGAGATTACGCCACCGATGACCGGGCCTATGGCGGACAGTGCGAGCGTCGCGATCTTGAGCACGGGGTTGATCGACCCGAGGGCCGTCCACAACACTCTCGCGCCGACGGCAAGCTCCAGGAAGCCCTCGTAATTGCCCCGCATGACCGCGCTGGTGCCTCGAAACACCGAGTTCGCGCCGGCAAAGGCGGCCGCCATGTTGTTGACTTGTTTGGTCGCCTGCTGGACTTGCGAGCCATCGGCCTCGATGATGATTTTACCTCGATATTCGCCGCCGCTCATGCTATATGTCCCCCATGATCCAAAACGAACCATCCCGTAACGACTGGTTGGCCAGCGCGTTGATACCAGGCTGGACGCAGACGATGTATTTCGCGCCACGCTGGGCGGCGACGTTTTTCTTCGGCGCACTTGCCTGCTGGATATTCCTGCCGTGGCCCTTCGCCGTGGTTGTCCATCTGGCGGCGATGGATCACGGCGCCAGGCTTGTCGACGCCCACTTCGATGGCCAGCGCCCGGCCACGCCCGAGGCGTGGAAGGCCAAGAACGCCGCCAAGCGCAACGTTGTCCATTGATTGGACCATCAGCCGCCCTCCGATTCCAACGACTGGACCGCCAGGGCCTTCTTTTTCCGAGCCTTGGAGGATGTGTCTACGCCATGGCGGTCCATGAATGCCTTCGCCGCGTTGCGATACCGGATAAAAGCCCGAAAGCTCCACGATCCTTCCGGATCACTTAACCGGACCCCCAGCAAGGCGGCCTGGTTGGCTTGCTGCTCGAACGACGATTCGGCCAACTCCCGGAGCACATCGACTACCCGCTCATAGGGCACGTCGTAAAGCCAATGCGATGCCGCCAGGCCGGTCGATGCCACCAGGTGCGCCAAGACCGAATGCCGGCCACGCGCCGGCCCGTCATCCGGGGACCCGGTCGATTGCGACTGTTTGGATGGCGGCAATAAGGCATCGACGGCCGCCTGTATCGCCTCCCACGGCGCGGTGAGGGCGCGTGCCCACGCGCGGATCATACCGCGCACGCGGCGTTCGCCCGACGCCGCGTCGCCGAGCACCACGGCCGAACGGCTGTTGGCATGCAACCAAGCCAGCGCCAGGTCGCGCATCGCGGGATCCTCTCGCCACCAGAGCCGGGCGATTTCGTTGTACCACTCGACGCCTGCCCAGGACAGCCGCGACAACGTGACATTGCCAACGGTGATGGGAGCATCGAGCAGCTCGGTCAGGTCGCGACCAGGCGGGGCATCCTGTTCGTGGGCCAGGCGATTCAGCTCGGAGACGGCATTATACTCGGCGAGCCAATCGAACGGTTTGCCGGCGGCGATGACGCGCCGAATCAGCGCCTCCACGGATGGATGAAGTTGATCCATGGCGGCTCATGATCAGGCGGGACCGGCAACCAGCTTGCTGGCCGTAATCGACGCGCGATACTGGCCATTGTTGATGCGCGGCGTGCGGCGCTCCTCGGTTTTCCATGGCGCATCCGGATCGGCCGGCAATTCATCGGTGATGGCCTCGACGGTCACCCGGTGCATCTCGCCCTGGCTGCGACCGGTCAGGTGCTCGCCCACGTTGTCGGATTCGTCCTGGTGGCCAACGGTGATGTTGTACTCGGACCGCTGGACATCAAGCTCGCTCTCGAACACATCCAGGTGATCGTTCGCTCCGAAGCCAAGGAAGGCGGGGATTGTAATCGTCCGGGTGTTAGCCAGATGCCCGGCGTCATTCTGCGGATGCTCATGCGCGGTGACGCGGATGCGCGCGTACTTCTTGTTCTCCTGTTGCAGCGTCACGGAATCGATCGCCAAGGCATCATCGGAGCCCGTCACGATGGCGATCTCGGCAATCTCGGTCCGCACCTTGCAGACATATTCCGCCTCATAACGGATCACCTCGTTAAACGTGTGGTGGGTGTCCGGATCGAACTCTCCGACCTCGTCGGTCTCATTCGCCTGCTCGCGCGCCCGCGTCGGCTCACACCGCACGCAATAAAAGTTCGTTCCCAGCGGATTTCCCGAACCGATCAAACTCAACAAATCGACTGCGCCGTAATTCTTACCCATGGTGATATCCTGCCTTTCCGTTTGAAATCATTCCTCGCCTCGAACCGTCTGCAGCTCCAGCGTCAGCCACTCCAAGTAGCGCACGATGGCATCCTGCTGCTTTTTTCCCGTGCTCGTCTCGATGGCGGCCAACAGGTTGGTGCGCGTCGCCTCAATGGTTTCACCAGGGCGCTTTTCCTTCGCGCGGGCCTCCGCCCGCTCGCGTCGCTCGATCAGCCGGACAAATTGTCGCAATTGCACCTTCCACGGTTTTTGAGGACTCGCCGTGTCCGTCAGGTAGTAGACATTGGTGTCGCCGGCATACATGACCTGTCGCACCGTGCCCACGACGATCCCGTTGGTGTCGAGGACAGGGATCAAGGATGCCGGACTTGGATTCGCATCAGCGGTCACGTCGATGTTCCATTGAGGTCCAGACGTAACCGTATCAACTCGAACCGATGCGGCCATGGCCGAAATCCGCAGCAAGGTCAGAAAAGCGATCACCACTAACCTCATGGTGCTATCCCCCACAAGCGGATGGTCGCATTACTTGCGGCCGCGAACACCGCCCCATTGGTCTGGTTGATGATCTGGAATAACATCTGCGTGATTACATTCCTGTTCGCGAAGTCATCGTTTCGCAGCGAACCAATCATCTCGAAGCTGTGGTTAAAGTATGAGGCGTAAAAGCCGTGCCCTGAACCGCGCGCCGAAACACCGCGAGCCGATGACACAAAGCTCCACTCGCCCGCGATGAACGACCGGGCATAAGCTAAATAGTTATCGTTCGTCTGCGGCAAATAAATGAGCCGCATTGTGTTCGTGATGCTGTTGAATGTTCCTTGGTCTACTGATGCAGGAATTGAATCCGCTACTGAGTCATACCGCATATTCGCGCGGTGACCGTTAAGGTGACCATTGATCCGCACTCCGAGCACGGCACCGCTTCCCGCCTGCGCGTTGGTACCCGGCACGGCTACGAGATCGCCATCGAGCGTCACAAGCGCATACACTACCGGGTCAAAATCGAATGTGACGCTCGCCTCACCTCCGGTGTACGTGTAGCTGCCGATAAAAGCTAGAGCGCCACTGCCACCCAACCCCGCCGACTTCGTGCCAATCCGCAGCACGGTCCCGTCCCACTCCGCGTATCCCACTTGATTAGTCGCCGCCGCCACACCAAGAACCACCGTACCAGTCGCCCCGTTAACCGAGACCACCGCTCCCGTCACATAAAACGTCACCTCGCTGGTGATGTTGTCCAGTTGGATGATCGTTGTGTTCGTGAAATTCGGCGAAAAAAAGTTCGCGATGGCGTTGCTGACCAGGATTGTCGGGTCAACGGATAGCGAAAAGTAGTTGGTCAGCACGATTTCGACACCGGCCACATTGGCCGTGACCACGATGGGGATCGAGTTGGAGATATTGTAGGTGATCAGTTGGGGCGCGGAGTTTGTGACCTGGATGGTATTGATGGCCAGCCGGTGAGCCCGGATACCGTTGATGATCGCCCAGGCCTCGGCCGAGTACTCGCCGACCTGCACCCTGTCCATTGCCGCCGTCACCGCCACCCGGCCGGCCGCGCCATCGAGCACCGTGCCTGCCCAGGTGTGCACCAGGAGATCCACGCGCGGATCCCGCCACTCCCAAACGATGCTGTGTCCGGACAAGGCCAACGGCAGCGACCAATCGCCCAGGCGGGCATTGATCACCCCGCGCACCGCCGCCTGCTTGTCCACGCTCATCGTAGCATTCGTCAACGCCTCGATGTTGTTGGTCACGACAAACGTGTTCGCCCGGGCGGCGGTCGCCGCCCCTAGCGCCAGCAGCAGAATGGACGCACCGCGCATCATTGGAGAAAGAAGGTCACCCCGTCAGTGGTCACAAGGCGCATGACGCCGCCGGTGTAGTTGTTGCCAATGCGTAGGCTGTTTAAACCGATGTTGGTAATCGGGCCCCCGGCGCCGTTTGCATTTCCGCTGATCGACCCAAAGTAACTGTGCCCGTTCGTCGCCGTAACAGACATGGTGCTCAAGGACGAATTTGGCAGCATGACCGCCGAACCGGTGAAGACCGCCGCCGTGCTAGATCCCCGCATGATCGTCAGATTGCCAAATCCTGTATAGTTGATCACCGTATCCGCGCCGCTATTGGAGATGGAAAGCCGAGTCCCGGCGACAAAGG